GAGTAAGGCTGCGTCCTCAGGATTTACTATCCATGGAAGATGGTATATTAACAAATAATTTTTATAACTTTAAGCTCTTAGTTTATGGACATAACGGTCAAATGTACCAGGCTATGTCTCGAAGATCAATTTCTTCCGCTAGAGGTAACTGGGTCGATCCTAATGCAACGTTTGAATCATTACAGTTTGGACCAGGAACAGTACATGCGATGAGTGATTCATCTCTTGAGTCTAACGGGTCATTCTTTTATACGGTTGGTTTTCCAAAGGCTTCCTTAAATGCTATGAATGCATTTAGGTCATCTCCAAATATTAAATTTAAATTCAAATCAGTATTTCTTAGAAATATACAATATAGATCACCTCTTTCCTCATCTCATTTAGACAGAAATGCTGGCTTATGGTACGGTACATTTTTCATACCCACTTTAGAACCGCTTCATCTTTTTGTATTCTTGCAGTCAGCTAATACTGCTGGAGACGGGAGCAGTTCTTCTAACCGTAACTATGCATCATTTCTTTATAATGCAGCTGCTGATACTGCTGGTAATAATATACCTAGACCATTCGTAACTAATATTCAGCTATCTAATGCCCGGGATAAAAATAACTTACTCATGCCTGAACAAATACCGGTGAGTATGTTCAATACCACTCTGAACGATAAAATTTATAGTTATACTTCCGGTGTATTGGAAAACTTACCTTTGGTTAATTTTAATTTTGAGAAAATAGAAGGTATTAATACCCGTGTTGATACATCTACTTGTCAAGCTCTTAATATCTTAAATAAAGAAAAAAAATTAACATTTTTAGCCAGTAAAAATATACCATTTAATTATGATTTGACTAGTATATATAGTCCTAGTATTAATGTGTTTACTCCTCAACAAACTAGTATTCTAAATAGAGATTTCAAAAGACTTTATATTACTGCAAAAAAGACGCAAAACGAATCGTTTGGCGGTTCTTGGTTTTATTCTCAAACTTTTGCTTCTACCCGTCCAGATGGAGTATTGCCCCTACAGCCTTTTGCATTAGAAAATCCTCTTAAAACTGATACTGATGCAGCAATTTTTCTTGTTGATACCCAGTTTTCTCGAGAATTAAGTGTATATTTACGAGATGTCAAAAAAATACCTGCCCTTTCTGACAAATACTACATCTGGTCTATCTATGCAAAATCACTAGAGCTAGGCTTTGGTGATTTTATTGGTTCACCTGGCTTTTTGAGGGCAAGTCGTTATGTAATTTTCGAACATAAAACCGCAAATACTAATTCTTTTGACCCTAGTTTAGGTAGCCAAACAATTTATGTAATTTTTGATATAATTAATGACCGTATTGCATTTTCTAATACTGGTACAATTGGTCAGTCTAACAACTGGCGTAACGCATATAATACACAAGTTCGCGATACTTTTTATTTTAGCAGTGCGCCATATGATATATTAACAGAAACTAATTCTTTTTCAGCAGTAAGATCGACATCACCAAATACTAATATAATAGGTTATGCCAATCTAGCTAACAAAGATAATGGTAGGTTTGTTGTTGCGGCGCATATTGAATATATTGAAGGTTCACCAGCCACCCATGCTGGTAAAAACGAAATTTGGAAAAGATTAAGTAGCTGTGCTTACTATAAAAATAATCATACTGACAACGTAATTTGGTTGGGGACCACAGTCCGTAGTTATTTTCCAGGTAATAATAGTGGAAAAATAAGCTTGTGGGGGTTTCAAGAAGAGATAGTGTCTTCTGATTCTACGATAGATAATTTAAGTGCGTGGTACCCTGGCCCGTATGTAGCTCAACCAAAAACAGGCAATGCAACATTTAATTTAATGGTAGGAGAACAATTATAATGCCTCTCAACGGAATATATGTAAAGATACTTGACAGTGGTGTATCAAGTGATTATCCTAATTTTATCAATTATCAAGATTATTATTATGAAAAAACTAATGCATTAGGACCAGGAAGAACACCAAGTAATACCTACACAACGTTGTTGGGAGAAATATCTGGGTTTAATACACTTGAAGCAGCTATTATCGCTGCGGCAAATGAAGCCTCACAGCCTTTCGAGGCCCCGGTTAGTATATATGCTTACTATGATATATAATTAATATGAACCAACAAAATATAAAATACATGGCTTGCAGACCTATTTCTGATAATATTACAGTATCGGCCTATGGGTTTAATGCATCAGAAAACCGTGTTCTTTGCCGACCGTTATCAGGCGGGGTATCTGTTGGTAATTTCTTAAATATGTACGGTACGCTTGGTGGATTATTTCGGGATAATACAGACGGTACTATTGTTGGGCTAACATGTCGACATGTATGTGATAAATTGGAAAGTGTAATAGTAACAGGTACTGAAAGAGATACAGAACCACCGCAACAATCTGCACCTTTTGATAAAGATTTTGTTCGAACACGCTTTACTAGTTTATCGGATAGACTATCTCAGGATTACCCTCTAGTTAATCCTGTGCGTTATATAGATCAGTACGATAATGTTTATAATAAAGAATATAATGAATTTAAGTATGATAAAAAATATAAAGATGTTTTCTATACACTAGAAACATTTAATAGAAATAAAGTTGCGTTGAACGCTACTACTTTACAGACTCCTATTTACCAGCCTGGTTTTCCTGTTTTTAATAGTGAAACATATATCGATTATATTTCAGGTAATGATATTCCTGTTGATAGAAGCAAGGAAAAACCATTCCCATATACTATTGGGCATGTAAAGAGAGCTATTGCATTACAAACAGACGATAGATTTGTTAATGAAGTAGATTCTGCAATTATTGCAATAGAAAAAAATGACTTTACAGTATTAGATAAAAGTTCGTGTAATTTTATTGGTCTTAATAATGTAGGTAATATTACTTTCGCGAGTAAAGACGAAATAAATTCTCTAACATATCTTACCCCTTTATTTATTACAGGTGCTGGAACCGGTCCTATAGGATTTGGAGCACAGAATGCTGCTTGTTATAATCTAATTTTTGAGGGGTTTTATGATTTTATTAGAGCAGAAAACGCGAATTATAGTAACGGTATAAAGGTAGCACTATCAGCATCTAACCTTACAAATGTATTATCACTTTCAACAATTGAGGGTAATAGTGGGAGTATGTTATTTGCTCTTTTAAGCTCAAATGTACCTTCTGCATCTGCATGGAAAATAGTCGGCCAGGTATTTGCCTATAGTACCGAGTTTAGAGATCCAGAATACCCCGTGTTATTCTATGCGTCAAGAATTGATAACATTCAAAAAGCCTTAAACATTTCACCTTGGGACGGTAATAATATAGCATATACCCCCTCAAAACAACCGGTATTATTTACTGCCTTTACAAAAGCTGATGCTGTTCAAAAACTCGGGAGAGTTTGTTATTTTGTAGGCACAAAACAAACAACAAACGCTAGTTATAATATTTCAGAAGATCAAATTTATAGTATTATTGCAGATAATAAGGCTCCTTCATTTAATAATACAACACCAACAGGCCTGGGCGTTTATTATACAGACTATTTTGGTAGTGGTAAAGATATTTACGTTTCTACAGGGTATCCTATATCAGCGATATTTGATAAGGCGCCAGGTTTTGATTATAAAACCACAATGAGTCTTATTGCGGCCCTGGATAGATGGGGATTAATACTGCAAAACAATCAATTCAAACCTATAACAAATCGAGGGGATATATATACTGGAACTGATTTTGTATATAATCCTTTAGAAGGTATAGAAAATACATCTATCGTAATACATTTAAGTAGCTTTTTTGATTTTAGCGGGCCATTGGGTAATGTATTAGGGTATGCAGGTATTTATACGAGAAGAAGATCGCTCGAAACCTCGACTCCACAATTCAATATTCCCTGTGAAGCTTACATGTCGTTTAATTCCTTTTATACCTCACAAGATGTTGACACTAAGACTGCTGGCGGAAGAGATGCATTTTACTATACAGCACTTCATGAAATAGGCCATACTCTAGGTATAGGTACAAATTGGTTTGACTATAGTAATAGTAGTGGGTTAAGACAGGCTTTCATAGTGGGGGCGGGGGATACAACACCTAATCCTTTAAACTTAGGGTTAAAAGCTAATTTCTTTTATACTATAGACACATTAGGTAATTCACGAGGTGCATTTGATATTGGTTCCTCAACAACAATAGGAACTGATACTTACTTTATAGGAGATGCAACCTATTACGCGGCTTTTAATAACTATAGTACTGTTGGTACTGTATCAAAAGCGGTTACTGCATATAATGAAGCGTTTAATATATCTAACACAACCAGTGAGCTTTCAGCTATTCCTGTTGAAAATGGTGGCGGTTTTGGATCAATTGGTTCACACTGGGATGAAGGGTATTCCTCAACCTCTTTTGGTACTGATAATAGGTCTTATTATGGTTCACTAACCCCGGGGGCACCATCACTTAACGATGAATTAATGACACCACAGTCAGAAGGCATATATGATATGCCTTTATCAAAAATAACTATCGGAAGTTTAGCAGATTTAGGGTATAATGTTAATACTAATCTTGCAGATACATATTTGCCAACAGTCTTTAATGTCTATTCAAATGGTTCTAATCCTCTAGATATTGGATTTAATGGAAATACGTATAAGGTACCTGGGTGGTCTTTTGCAAGAAACTCAGGAAAACCGATTATATTGAGACGTGGTTTAACTTACAGCTTTAATCTATTCACCGGGGTATCTGACCCTATATATATTGTGACGACTGAGGGCAATACAGGTACACCCCCTTCAACAAGAGTGACTAGTAACGTTACGGGCGACGGTGTTGGCACGGGTACACTATCGTGGTTTATACCTGTTAACCAAACAACAGGCAACTACTATTTACAATCCGGTAATAATGCTATAAAGAGTGCACTTTTGATTTTATATTGATTTTTAATAAATAAAACATGAAGTTTACAACAAAACTAGAAGCCTATAATTTTCTCCGTACAAAATATTTGGAAAAATTAAATTTAACAGAAGACGAGAAACAAGCTGTAAAAGAACATTTTACAGATGAAGAGTTAGAAAATCTGAGTTTTGATCGGATTAATATGAGTGAATGTTTTAAGCATCATAATCATTGATTTTAAAGAAATATTATATATCATAAAACTATGGCTGGAAAAGGCTCAAAACCTCGAAATTGTTTTAGTAAAAAGTTTAAGCAAAACTTTGATGAAATAGCTTGGGAGACTAAAAAAGGGTTAGAGTTAAGAAACTATATTTTAAAGAAGAATAAAAAAATCTACAAATACCCGTGAAAACTTTTGAACAGCTTGTATTGCAGCTAGCTATACTTAATCAAAATTATATATGGATTATAGAGCAAGGTGAGAAAATTTTAGTTGAAATTGATGAAGCTTTAAAGAGTGAAAATTTTATAAAGGTAGAAAAATTACGAGATAAATTTATTGAATTAGAAAATAGGCATAATAGGGATAGAAAAACATACAATACAATAATTAAGCAAAGTAGACTCTACTTTAAGACAAGATATGGATTGGACTTATTTGATTATTTCGAGCTTGAAGATGTATAATAAACTACTATAATAATAGTATGGCAATTAAAAAGCTTAGCAGAAAAGAAATAAAGAAGCTCGAAAAAGAAGGTCGGCTTCGTGACTATATGGAAATATGGGTTGACCAGCATAATCATAAGTTAGAGCTTCTTCGCACTATAACTAGTCTTGTTGCCGCTATTGCCTCAACAGTTGTGCTCTTAAAATTACTCCATATTATAAATTGAAAATCTTTAATAAAATTAAAGAGATTAGCTTTGCATTGCTTAATGAACATCCTTCTTTTCATCGATGTCGCCATTTTAGTTTTATTTTAGATGGAACAAAAATAATAAAAATAGGTTTTAATAGAGACAAAACACACCCAAAAAATCTTTTGTATGATTATAAAAATAGGAAGGGTGAAATTATGTCTAATCAAATAGGTATACATTCAGAAATGGATGCAATAATAAAATTAGGTGTATCGGATTGTTCTGGTTTAACTATAGTTAATACACGTATTAATAGAAACAATAAAATTGATTTTAGTAAACCGTGTAGAGGTTGTACAGATATGCTTCGTAGACTTAATTTTAAAAATATATTTTACGCGGATGCGATGGGTACGTTTTGTAAATTTTAATAAACGTTTGTTGAGGCCTGAGGTACACTTATAGGTATAACATAAACCACCTCGGGGTTACCGATGCTATTATCTTGACCAATAAATACGTAAACAAACGGTAATGCTAAATTGCTACCGCCCCAAGACCCTGTTAAAACACAAGAATAACTAGCTGGGAACCCACCACCCTGTTCGACTAGTCGCCTTCTATCAAATCTCATTTGTCTTGATAAATTAGAGTTTAAGTTTAAGTTTGTTAAGCTCGTGTTTAAGATCCAGCAATGAAAATTATTCGGTAAACTTTCATCAAACAATATTGTACCTGTGCCTGACGTAAATCTATTAATAATGATAGCGCCTTGAGCTGTAAGATAGTTTGTATTGGTTAATGTTAGTGTGCCTCTAGTATTATGGAAAATCCTACTCCCAAGCATATTTAAAAATACATCAGCGTTTAATTTTTCCATTGTAACAGCACACAGTGCAATATTGCTCGTATTTACGCAAGCAGCACCAAGGTGCACATTTTGAATAGAACTTGCAGCATAATGTCTAGTTGTAACCGCAGAACTTGCAATGATCCTACTATCAACACAATTAGATGAGAGATGATGCGTTTGAATCTCATAGCTAGAGATATTTCTCGCAACAACAGCGCTTGACGCAATATTAATAGTTTGTACACTGTTTGCCGAGATAGAGGTACTAATAACGGCATTATTAGCAAGCATTCCCTGTTGTACTGTTGTTAAAGGCATATATGTTATTTATAATTAGCTAAATATTAGTGACATTGAAAATAATCTTTCCTTTGCAGTTTTTGCAATTTTATCAAATGTAACTGAGTCTGCACAGAGACTATGCGTGTTTACTGCATTAGGTGCAATACTTGTAGATACAACAGAATTTGCAGACGGGTAAAATGATACTGCGGGAAAAGGCCTTTTATATGCAACTTCAACAATACCGTTTCCAACTGGCGGGGCTTGGGTTAAGTCTAATGTATTTTGGTTGAATAAGGAATATGTACTTTTATTTTGATAAACCCCAGTGATAAACACGTCAATATCATTAATAGAGGCTACTGCACACAGTAAATTAAATCTTGTTTGATTAGCCACAACATTAAATGTCTGGTAAGGTATAAAGGAATTGGTTAGAACATACCCCGCGGCAGATAATGTACCGGTGACAGAAAGATTACCAACTAAAGTGAGATTACTTCCTAGTTTAGGAGACGTTACAGATCTATCAGCTAATTTTTGCGTTGTTATTGAGTTATCATTTACAACGCCCGTAGTAAGAGGATTAGGATTTAAAAATACTATTTCAACATTGTCATTATCTATTAAACTATAAACATAATCTGTTGGTACTGGGGGAGCCTCGGTAAACGTAATTGTTGATGGAGGGCCTTGGGTTATATCATATGTTATTTTATCTTGATATATGCCACCGATGTATACTAAAATATCATTTTTACTTGAAACATTTACACTTAATTGCCATGTAACAGTAGTACCGTCGCCAGAAAATCTCTGAATAACGTTATTTTGAAATACTCCAAAAATTCTATCTGCAGAAAGCCCGCCTAAAACGCTCAACCCACTAGTTACAGTAACATTACCAATAACTACTCTATTACCGGACAAATACTGTAAAGCAAATGGTACAATATTAGATGATGCCCAATCAGTTGAGAGAAGGGAAGTTGTAAGGTATGTGCTTCTCCAATTACCGGAATTAGTAGCAGTAGTAGTAATGAGGTCATTAACATCATCTGTACTTCTCCTACCGAAATAAATTATTTCACTCGCTGAAATAGAGCCTTTTACTGTAAGATCAGTATCTGGTGTAATAGTATTGACTCCGACTCTACCACGGCCAGTTCCGAACCCATATGTATCTTGTATACTGAATACCGCAAAACCATTATCCGAATCAACAAAGCGAGCAATATCAAAATTACCTCCTTCCGAACCAACAACAAGAGCAGGCTCATATCCGAAAGAAAATACGCTAAGTGAAGAAAATGAAGTTATATTAGAAAGGATGTATGTTGCGCTTAAAGCTGATACCCCGCCTGTTGCAACAATGTTACCTTGTACAAAGACGTCACCTTCAATACGACCGCCAGTTAATTGATAGTATCTTAGATCGGCTTGCTGCTTAGTTAGGAAGTTGCCACTATTAGTACGAAAAGTAGTATATGTACTGTCCCAGACGAACGTTGTCTTAAAGATACGATTACCTGTTAGTCCAGAGGTTAATATATAATCATTAAAGGAAGGTATTTGATTATTTGGTACGCCTAAGTTCGGCTCAGCATTTTCCAGGTTTAATAAAGAATATCGAAGTGTATCGGCGCTTAGTGGCGGGTTTACTCTCACACGGCCGCTTACATAACCAGGTCGTAGCGGATTCATAATTAAATTGTCTCTGTATTAATCGTCTCGAGAATAGATATAAATAGATCTACCGAATTATTAGAACTTGTCCACCCTAATAATCTATCCCCTTCAACAAGAACGATTTTACCTAATATTAAGCTCGCAGTATCATTAGGCGGAATCACGAACCCGCTTAACAAAAATGCTTGTGAATTATTAGCTTTACTCGAGATAGCTAGTGTAACAGTTTGAAAATTTTGAGTTATATTTGCGGCTTGCGCATTTAAAACAATAGTGGCTCTGCTAGCAGGGGCTGTGTATAAAGCAACGTTAGGGACATAGGTACCTAATGTTAATGTTATGTTTCTAAATAAATTTAAAGGTATACTAGCCATATATTATTTATTACTCTATTGCAAGTGTAAACGGTGTTACTAAAGAAAATATAGACCGTTGGAATGTCTGACCTTCAATAGTGCCGGTTGCTTGTTTAATAGTAAAGCCTTGACCAACTCTAAAGTCACCACTCTGATTAGTAGCAGTGAAGAATACAAGACCTGGGGCTTCATCAACAACCTCGTTTTCAGGTTTTGTTTGACCGCCCAGAATAGGGAGAGATTTTGTTAAGTCCGTGCCTGTACCGATGTATTCAAATGTTATAGCGCTCGCAAGAATATTACTTCTAATATAAAAATACACAACTCTATCTGCAGGATAATCTGCATTTATTACGGTGGGTGGTTCTATGAAGATTTTATAAGTACTATCTGCAGTTTTTACAGCAGAGCTAACTATATAATAAGTATCAGTATTATCACCGCTTAATTGAAATACTAGTCCTTGTGCAGGTGTAATAGCTATATTTGTTGAAACAGCTTGATATATAGTAAAATTATCTACACCTCTGTCTGTATTAGATACTAACCGACCTGATAAAACCCAAGTAGGTGATCTACCTTTTGCCGCGAGACCATAATTACCAAAAGAGCAATTTGATGTGTTCACGTCACATTGACCACCCGCTTCACATAGTACACCATAGGTACAACATATAGTAAAAGTACTAACAAGCTGTGCATACCCATTATTAAAGATATGAATCCCTATGCCACCTTCATTAAACTGAGTGTATGAATCCATAACCATACTTCTAAGATATCCGTTCACGAGACTTCCGTCTATCTTACAGCCTGCACCAGCATTATCTGCCCCGGCTGGGGAAGAGCGTGTAATTGAACTACAACCTTGAATATAAGGGCTTGTAAACACTGTGCGCTGAAGCTCTGTAGGTGGCGTTGCAGAAAGACCTGTTGATAGGAACGCGCGTTTATAATCGAGTCTATTAACATCACGCTGCGGAAACGCTACCGCGGCTCCCGGAGCTTGGTGACCTCTGAAGGTAAATCCCCATACATAATCTGCGTTTGTCACCCATAATATATCATAAGTTGGATTGTTGGGGTAAACGCTTACCCTTCTTAAATTATCACCAATTAAAGATGTATTTGGAGGTACGTAGACAGGATTTTCTTCATAATAATCACCTGATCTAACAAAAATAGTATACCGTGTACTAGGGTTCCTTGAGGCTTCAAAACATGCACGTTTTATCGTTCTAAAGGCCTCATTTTCGGCTATACCCCTATATGCAACATCGTTACCACTAAGGGTCACATATAAAACGTTAGGCGAAAGCGTTAAACCACCAGATATAATTCGCGAAAGAGTATAAAAATCAACTTTAAATTCACCGCCTAATGGCCGAAAACCTACTAGATAGTCTGTAGGGATAGGTTCAACTGAAGTGAACTCATTAAATGACCGAAAAGGCATAGAATTATTTAGTTTCTATACCTGGGAAGATCTATGTTATTCGGTCTTAGCTTCTTTATTTATCGAGACAATATCAACCCTGCTAAGTACCTTATCACCACTAATTAATGTAATTGGCACTAATGCAGCATCGTTCTCAGTCAATAGTTGTTCTATTTTTGCCTTAACTTCTAGAAGCTTTTCTTCATTAGTCTTTTCACTCATATTAATATATATGTATCTTTGTAATGTTTTCAACTATCAAAGTGAAGAAATAATTTGTATGTAAGTAAATCTTTTACCTTTTGAGGCAAAATTATAACCTGCGGGGTTTGCATATATTATGTCAATATTTTGGGGTGTTTTGAATGCAGAAAGTGTAAAATGTAGAGTGTTATTTGTTGAAACAGTATAATCATGTACAGGATAAGCGCTAAAGGGTGGGTTCGCGGCACTAACACTTCTTGTTTTACTATATAAGTCATAGTAACCTTGAGTTCCATCAAAATTATTTGAACTTAAATATAAACCGTTTGCTGTTTTATAACTAAGCATATTGCCATAGAGAAAAATTACTTTACCCCTTGTGCTCACAGGTATAGTAAATGTAGGTCCACTTTTTTTCATATTGTGTAAAGTTCAACACCTGTAATTAATGGATAACCAGAAATAGAAAATTGGTCGGTATTGTAAAACCCAGATATAGGGTTTTGATCGGTTACTACTTGTGATTTTAAAGTACTATAAGCACCGTAAGTTAGATTAGTACCAGCACTCACGGCTGTCATCCCAACATCAATACGAAAAATATTTTTTACAGGATCTTGAGGATCAGGAAAAAGCCAACCTTTTATAGTAAAACCGGTATTTGCAACAATCAATGCTTTTTGCTGACCGTTAATATCAGTAGGGTATTCAAAATTAATATTACCATTCCAAAGTACTTCAGTACGAATTTCTTGAGTATAGGGCAGATTAAATATTTTTGGAATTGTCCAGCTAAGAATAATATATGGGTTATTAAAAGGTACAAAATTACTTAGTACTTGATCCATATCAGACTGATAACGGGCAATTATACTCATCTTGACATCAATATTAACTGGATTAGGAGTTTTATAATAGAATGATGTTGGTGTTGCCTCACTTACTGCGGAATACCCATGCGCATAAAACCCAGAATTTTTATTAAAAACTCTATTATTATCTCTCGTTATGCTACCTATTGTTATACTGACAACAGGTAATGTTATATTTTGTCCCGGGTTAACTAAATCAAATAGTACGCGTTCTTTTGGTGCGTATATATATCTTACTGCTTGAGTAGCTTGTGACTGGCGATTTTTATCGTATCTCTTTATTACAACATTATCAAATGCGGCCAAAAATTGTAATATAAGATCTTTGACTTCAAAATAATAGCTATACTGTCTCACCTATTATTTAGGTGAAAATAGCTATTAATAGTATTTCCACTTCTGTGCAGATATTTGCTTCGAAAGCTTGCGTCTCGTTGATGGTTTCATAAAGGTCCTACGTAATCGTAATTCCTCTAAAACTCCACATTTCTTAACAAGATTGGTAAAAAGCTTCAATTTTTTGTCAAAATATATCTTATTTGATGCTTTATCTTTGTCTAATTTAACTTCACAATTAATCATGGGTATATTATATATGCCTCTTATACTTCTTCTACTATAGTTATTTCTGCACATGTATTGAAGAATTTGTTGGGTTTCTTTGGTGTCAAAAGTTTGACGTGTGTCTCAACTTCATTAATATTTGAGCAAAATTTATCCATCATATAGTTTAAGATAATTCTATCCTCATTTATACTGTATGCGAAAGGATAGGGAATCTCAACTACCTTTTTAGACTGATGTACAGCTAGCGTAAAAACAAGATAAAAATCTTTTATACAGAAAAGAATTAACTTACCGGTTTTAGTAAACTTGTTATTAATGGATATACTAATTTTTCTTTGAAGAAATTTATTAATATTTTTTTCTAAATTTTCTACTTTCATTATGAATCCATAAATGCCATTTTTTGTTGTGTTGACATCTTCATTATATTATTTTTAAAATATGTCCAAAACGTTTCACCGGCAGGAATTGTTGCAATTAAATCACAATTATCACAATTTATACAGCGATAGTTTTGCATTAAAATATCCCAAACTATAACTAAATTTTTAGCATTGGGGTCAAATGTAGGTCCTTTGCTGCTAGGTTTAAAGTTTAATGTTATTCTACCATCTATACTATTTAAAATAGTGTTAGAATTTGTACACAACATTCTTCTTGTAGTCGGGCGACCAGGCACTGGGCGACGACGGGCAAACTTTATCTCACACGCCGCGTTTTGTAGTATTGGCTTTAGACTTGTCGTTGATACTAACATCTTCTTTCCTCGGTTTTACTGTTCCAAAAATACGCTGTTCATTAAGAAAAATTCCATACCGGACAGTTCCATATCCCGTTACTTCAATGTTTGAAATCGGTACCCCTAGGTTATTAGGGAAACAGATATAATCACCTTTCTTAACTAACTTACAATTATCGCCGTGAATAATTACCTTACCTATACGCCATGCGTTAGTTTCAGCATTTACCGGTACCACAATACCATTACGAATAATGGTATTCGAACTACCTCCATCATCACTAAATTCTGCTAAAATAATATCATCCAAAACTTCACATAAATCGTAACCGACAAATACACTATTAAAAGTGTTCTTTGAATGTGAGCTTAAATCAATCAGGCTCTTCTGTGTTGGTAGTTTATTGACGTCAGCTTTACCCATAAATAGACTTACTGAAAACTCTTAAAAATCAAGTCTTTTCCTTTGCTGGTTTTTTAATATAATTAATTCGTTGTCTTTTATAGCGTGGTAATACGTTGACAAGGAATTTATACTGTTCTGTGGTACTTAAAACATGACCAAATTTATTCAATGTTTCATTAATAATTTTGGCTGCATCCGTATCAAGCATAGACATCCAACGGTTAACCAAGTAAGGTTGATAATCTTTTTCATCTTCAGCCTGTATAGACAGGCTCTGCTTCTTACTAAAGGCAATACCATCTATTATATCAAATATACTCAATGTGATATAATTTTTGTTGAAGCAATAAAAATATTATCGTTAATACTATAAAATGAATTAATAACCTCAGACATAAAGTTTTTTGCATCGATGTCCGAAAGTTCAGTACTGTACGCAAATGCTGGTGCTTGTTTACCTGCTTTAATATTAATACCGGTATGACCTAATGCTGCAGCATCTTTTACATGTACAATGCTTACACTACACTTACCTTTTTGCTGTGTTACTCCACCTTGAGTAAATTCTTTAGAAACCATCAAGTCATCACCATCAACTTCAATTGGAGCTTTAATGTAGTTGTGTAAAATATGGGCTATCGTAGTATTAAACATTCTTTGATAGCAAATCGCACCAAAACTTTCAGTAATGAGAGGAATTTCATATAGAAAATGAATCATGTCTTCGCTATATATAAAGTCCTTGTTAAGAGAATCCTCCTGGTCTATTAGTCCGTCAGTCTCTACTTTTGCGGGAGCTCGAAAAGCAATAATGTTGCCAATAGGTAAACATTTTTCTCTAAAAAAGCGATATGCAAAACGTTTATGTAGTAAAACCCCATCGTATACGTCAATATTATCTAAAATCATATGTTTATTATAACTACTAGAAGTAAGGATTCCACCACACACTTAACCCGAAGCCCAAAAGAGATATTTTGAGTTCTTTACCAAAATCATACTTACAGTAATAGATACCAGTATCTAAATTTGAAATATAAAGTCCATACTCAAGCATTTCTTCTTCTCTATTAATCTTGCATACTAAAATTTTTGGCAATAAAACTCGAATTAAAAAGTTTTTCTGCCAGTGCAATTTCTGTTTTACCCGCATATATAGGATCCTCTCTTATAACCCACAATACATTTTAATCAAATTCTATAAAAAATCAACTATATTATTTTAATTGAAACTTAATTTTTTCTTATAAATAAACGGTATATGGCAGAATTTGACAATGCAAGCTCAGGTAGAGAAGGTACATTTGGTAAATCATTAATGAATTTTATCAATTCAAAGCTTCCCTATCAGAGTTATTCTGTTGTAGATTCTATCAATAAATTAAATCCGAAATATAGGGTTTTCCAGGATACTGGTAGTAAGCGTACCGAGGCATTAGCCAGACAAAGCATTAGTTCAAATACTGATTTTAATAGTATCGATCCTGCAGGTATAGTTGGTTTAGATAATAATTTTACCCAGTACATGTATGCAAATATACAGCATGATAAAATTAGCCGTCTTCGCGATTATAGAGTAATGGCAGCCTTTTCTGAAGTTGCAGATGCACTAGACGAAATATGTGACGAGGTAATTAACCGTGACAAGAACGGTAAAATTGCTTATTTGAAAACACCTGATATTGAACTTAATGAAGAAAATACAGAAACGCTTGAGAAAGAATTTCAAAAATATATCGGTCATTTTGATTTACAAAATAAAGGGTGGGAATATTTTCGCAGCTTATTAGTTGATGGTGAGCTTTATTTTGAACATGTTATTCACAAGCAATATGAAGAGGAGGGTATTCTTGGTACAATGCTTATTCCAACTGAATTTATTGATCCGATTTTTGGTAATGTACAAAATCTAGTTGTTAAAGGTTATCTATTAAGAAAACCAGTATTCGATAAGAACAACCCAACAAAGATACTGGACTATGAACTAATACCCATGGATAAAAACCAGGTTACCTATATTAACTCAGGTATATGGAATGAAAACAAAACAATAAGATTACCGTTTATCGAAAATGCTCGGCGTGCCTACAGACAATTAAGTTTAATTGAAGATGCTATTGTGATTTACAGGCTTGCTAGAGCCCCAGAGAGATTAGTTTTTAACGTGGACGTAGGTAATATGCCGCCACCAAAAGCTGAAGCATATTTAAAAAAATTAATGAATCAATATTGGTCGTCGAAGACCTATGATAGAGACCAAGGAGGCGGTGCAGTAAAGAAGTTTAACCCTCAATCAATTTTAGATAATTTCTGGTTCGCAAAAAGGGCTGGTAGCGAGGGAACAAAAATAGATAGACTAGCGGGTGGCGAAAATTTAGGTAAATTGGAAGATTTAGAATACTTTTTAAAGAAGCTATATAAAAGTCTTAAGGTACCTGTAACCCGTCTTAATGTTGAGGATTCATATAAAGACGACATGAATATTCTTCGCGAGGAATTAAAATTTGCAAAGTTTATTGTTCGTATGCAACAGCAATTTGCAGAAGGACTAAAAAATGGATTTATAACCCATTTAAAATTACGCAATGTATGGGAAAAGCTCGATTTAAAAGAAAATAATATTGATATTGAATTTAATGTACCTGTTAATTTCTTTGAAATGAGAGAAGCACAAAAGCAAGAGCTTAAAACAACATCCTTTAATAACATTACACAATCTGATGCTGTAAGTAAAACATATGCGTTGAAGAAATATATGGGATGGAGCGACATTGAAGTATTAGCAAATAGAGAATTTATGCGGAAGGATATAGGGTTCTTATGGGAACTAGAGCAAATTAAATCTGGAGGCCCGAATTGGAGAGAAAATTTACAAGCTGGTGTAGCCCCCGCTCAAGGCGGTGAAGTAACTGCCGGCGGCGGTGGAGGATCTGCAATGCCTCCACCGTTTGGACCGCCGCCAGCAGGCGGCGCGCCAACAAGTGAAGTACCGGCAGGGGAAGCACCCGCGGGAGAGACACCAGCGGTAGCACCGACCGCCCCTGCACCTACCGCTTAACAAGCTGCTTATAACAAGCACGTAATTTTATTTTTTCGTATTTTCTTGCATCGATTTCGTCAGGGTCATTCCAATAAGCGGAATTCATTAATTGTGCGTCTCTATACGTATATGTAAGCTTGAAGGGTTTTTTAAAAATTCTATATTGAATAAAATGTCTTAGTTCATGCAACAAATTTCTAAGCATCCGTGCAAGCTTAATATATCTTGGTGCACTAGCTTTAGATTGTACTGCTACATATAGGGTATTGGTATAAAAATCAAAAAAACTGTGTATTGCTCTAGGCATTATATGTATGCGTAATTTTAATGATGGTAATTTACCAGCTTGATTACAGAGTCTAAATAATTTATACAGTAATAATGTAGAATTAATTTTATGTTTTACTAACCAATTTATACTTTGTCTAGTATATAATATTTTCATTTTAACCAAACTGTTGTCGGGTCAAATGCTGTAGTGTTAAGAAAATCCCAGACTTCGTACTCTGGCTTCACTTCTTGTGTGGCCGCTTTTATAAGATTATTTAGTAGGCTCTGTAGGTCTTGAATATGCCA